GTTGGAGCTTCAAATGTACCTTCTGTTGTACGAGCAAATGCGCTTGTAGTAGCAGATTGTAGAATTGTCAATGCAAATGGGCTAACCACAGCGTAGTTACCAGCACCACGACGTGTACGTTGAGCGATCAAGTTTGCAACACGGTTGATTTGAACAGCTAGTGCAGCATGTTCGTCACCAACGAATGTAGCAGTACCGCTAACGTTAGCTTGGTTGTAAGTCAATACAGCAGAACCAGCCAATGAGCGTAGGCTAGCCAACACTTCTTGGTCAATTTCAGCAGTAATTTCTTGTGCCAATGCAGCCATGATTTCTGCTTCGATGTCAATGCCTTGTTGGGCTTGTGCATCTTGAGCAGCTTCAAAAGTCCAACGAGCAGACAATTTACGTGTCTTAGCTTCGACGGTTTGCTTTAGAATCTGGATGCTTAAACGCTTACCAGCAGCGCCTTCTAGTGCAGCAGTAGAAGCAGCTTTTAGAGTTGCTCCAGCTGAATCGCCAGAATAGCTACGTGCAATGTTGAATGGGCTTAGAGCTTCTTCACCAGCTGTTGCTTCTGATGTTGAATCAGAGTAACGAACACGTAGAGTGTGGATTTGTCCCACTGGGCCAGTCATAGGCTGGACACCTACCAACTCGTTAGCAATAACGGTTGGCATTACACGTCTGATGACGGGTAGAATAACACGGTTAAGTGTTGCAACGTTGCCGGCGGATGTTGCTCCAGCAGTAGCACTTTCAGCTAGATACTTGCGAGTATTTTCTAGAGTAGTTGCCATTACTGTGCGCTTGGTACCTTGTAGACCTTCTAATAGGGCCTCTTTAGTCTCCGACCAGCGTGACTCGAGTAATTGTGACATTATAGTTCTCCTTAAACTTTTAGTCCCGCAAGCCTGCGGATGTCAAATATTTCAGCGGTCTTACCTTCGCCGCTGATGTTTGATTGTGCCTCTTTATCGCCTGTAATTTCTTTGCCTTCTGTCAATGCTTTCTTCTTAGGAGCACTGCCGGCCATAACAGCTGGTAGATACTTTTCATAAGCAACATGTAACTTGTCTGTTGAAACGGATTCCAACAATTGATTCATAATACTACGCTTGTCTCCTGCCAAAGGTCCGAGCAATTCGCCCATCACTTCTTTACGAGCAGCTTGGTCTTTAGCAATACGGATTTCTCTGTTTTTGCTTTCAACTAGTGCAGTGGTATTCTTAATAGCTGCCTTTGCTTCCGCAAGTGCTGCATCTTTTGCTGCAACTACGTGTAGTAGTTTTGCAGTCTCACTCTTTTCATTTAAATGGCTACTAGCATATTCACTAGCGAACGATTCAAAAATTCTGCGACCAAAGTCGTTTCTACGAGCATCTTCAATATCTTCTTTCAACTGTACTAGCTCAGTTGTCAGGCCGTTGGCTACAACAGACTCAACAATTTTAGCTGTACGCTTGATGAAAGTATTTTTAACTTCTTCGAACTTAGCCTTGCTTTCACGGACCAACTTGACTTTTGCTTCTGCAAGGTCTTGTTTATCGCTATGGAATTCTGCGATTTCTTTCGCTAGGGCTTCCATAACAAAAGTCTCAAGTTTGGCAAAATTCTCTGCAACTTGACGACGATCTTCGTGTAATTCGTGTAACTCGTTAGCTAATTTGTTTAGAATAAATGATTCCATTTTAGCGGAATCTTGATTCATTTTAGCTACGTATTGTGCTTTAGCTTCAATAAGACCTTGACGATCTTCGGCTAGTTCTGTAAGTTCAGCAGTTAATCGGTCGTTGATCATTGCATCAACTGCCTCTACCATTGCTGTTTTATCATGCTCATACTTTTGTGCAAATTCCTCACGGAGTTGCGCACTGACTTCATCACGGTTTTCTTGAATACGACTTTGCCAAGCCGTCTCAATTTCCGATTTCATTTCCTCGGAAATCACGCTGTTTTCGAAGAGTTGTTTAACTAAATCTAGCATGTGATTCTCCTACTGGTTAATTTAGTCCCAAGATAATTTTCTTGAGACTCTCTGCTATGTATTTCTGTGCCTTAGGGTCGCCTTGGACTTCTTTTGAAATATTTAAGGACCGAAGTCCGCCTGTTGAATTCATTATGTGTTCGTAGACTGGGGTAGGGTAGGCACCGGGTGCAGAGGGTTGTGCAACAACGTCAACAGTAATAATTTCAAATCCATGAACATTACCGCTACCGTCCACTTCCCCTGAACCACGACTAGATACTCCCAACTTGACTCCACTTTCTAACATAGTTGCAACTAATTGCCCCATAGGAGTAGGTAGAATCTTTAATTTTCCGTAACCATTTGGACCGTCCATCCACATTTTTGTAATCATGTGGCTGACGCGATCCAAGTTAATACGCAAATCTGCAGGGTGATCAACTTCTCCAAGACATGAGTAACCACCAGCGATTTGTTCGTTGACCGTCTTGACAGCCCGACCTATTTCGGAGGAAGAATAGATACGTTGGTTCTGATTGCGAATGTCACCTTGAATACAGATGCCATTCAAATGCAATGTTTTGCCACCGTTTCCATCCTCGGCACGCTCAAGAACGAGACCTGCCTGGTCGAAACTTAGGTTTTCTCTTAGATAGTTTTTCACCAATTAGCTCCGATTACTTGCGGAAAAGGCTGGTCTTAGCAGTGCCGCCTTCTTCACTAGCGCCTTTCTTCTCTGCGCCGTGACCCTTAGTAACTGGGGATAATTTTGTTGCATTTTTGCTACCTGGTACGTTTACGTTACCGCCGTTTTGGTCCTTAGTTTGTGGAGCCAATAAACCGCCAGTTGTACCTGCTTCGCTACCTTCACCGCCTGCGGCGATGTTAGCAGCAGTGCCGCCCATATTATTTTCTTTTGCTACTGTGCTTTTAGTCTGTGTACCAGCTGTTTCGCCAGCACCTTTCTTCTCTGCACCATGGCCTGCGCCAACTTTTTCTACGTACTCACGTACTGTTTCTAGATCGCCAAAGCCTTGACCCATAGAGTCTAAGTCTTCAATTTCTAATTCTTCAGGCTCACCCATGCCACCTTTGTGACCCTCGTGACCTTCATGGCCCATCATTTGTGCCAATTCAGCTTCTAGTTGACGAACTGCGTCTGCAAGGCCGTTAATGTCGCCTTTTGTAGCTGGCTCATCTTCTTCACCTTCTTCGTCTTCACCTTCTTCGTCTTCTTCTTTGTTGTCAGCATCATGATCGCTTGGGCCGCCCATGTTATCTGCATCTGGCTCGTCATGTGGTGCAACGTCTTTCATGAAGTCGTCGGTTTTATCATCAGCTTCTTCTAGATCTAATTCGTTTTCAATTAGACCTTCATAAATTTCGCGGCTCTTTTCAACCACGTACTCATGGAACAATTCTTCTGCTGTTGCTTGGTCATCGTTAACCAAACTTTCTAGCATTTGTGCAATTTTAGACATTATCAATCCTCCTAGTCAAGATATAGGCTGTCATGTGTATTTAATACACGCAGTTAAAAGTAGTATTAAATGACCGGTTTTTGAGTCATTTTAATAAATCTTTAATCAGTAAGAGTATTTAGTTTGGAATTCTGAATAGAATACATGTCTGAAATTATCAGTACCCTGGGGCAATTCTTTAAAATTAATATTATCAGTTTCCCTTACTACACGATAAAAATTTACATCAGGGTTGTTTTTAATCACAGTAGCTGTCTGATTAATCCAGTTGCCCCAAAAGGTTGCAGGATCTGTACTTTTTCTATAATTGTCAGTATCTGCGTATACATTGTTTAAATGTCCATCGATTCCTTCGAAGTCAAAACCAAGAATGTATATTTCTGTAAATCCATGATCTACTGCAAGATCCAATGCTGTTGGACCACTTGACCAACCTTTATGCGGATGCAGATAGTTAATTTTTTCTATGTTTAAGATTGTTGTATTAGGATTTGTCCATACTTGATTGGTCAAGTGATAGCCAGTTCTTACAATTTCTCTAACCATTTTAGAGTCAACTGCCACTAGATGATTGGGTGTAAATTCTCTATAGACTGCGTTGCAGGCATAGACAGCGCCTTGTGATTTAAGAGCAGCTAGGTCTACACCTAATCTACTCTTACCGTTACCTAATACAAATGCTGGATTATTGTGCGGCTGCTTCTGCTGGAGGTTGGCCATACATGTGCTTTACAAATTCTAAATCTTTTGCTTCTTCGGCTTCGTGCATTTCACTCTGCTTGCGTAGCGTATTAATTTGTTCTAGTGTAAGGCGCATCTTACGAGTATCACCTTTCTTTAGCACAGACGTATCTTTGCTAGCTTCGTAACGATTGTCGTTTACGTTGGTGTTAGACTCAGTGTCAAAATTAAAAAACTCTAATAATTTCATGATCTTGTATTTATGCCGCTGGCGCTGGTTGTGCTTGAGGAGCATTTGCGTCAGTTGGTGCAACTTCTCCAGTATCAGCTGGAGGTGCTTCTGCTGGTGCTTCTGTTTCTTGTCCTGACATTTCACCTTGAACTGCACCCGGTGAAACACCAATACTACGCATTGAAGCAGCGGCATCTTGTTCTTGTTGGAACTTGTCAATGTTTTCTTGTTTCCACATCAACTCGTTTTCTTTGATCTCTTCTTCAGTTAGACCCAAGAAGCGTTTTAGTGCAAAACGTTTGCTCATATAAGGAACTTCTTGGATCGCTGCAAATGTCTGCACACGAGCACCGTCCATTTCTGCTTGACGATAGGCTGCGAAGTTTTGCGGAGTGTTAAATTCAACTTGGAAAATACTTGGATCAATATTGATACCGCTGTTTTCTAAGAATAATTTAAATTCCAGATCAAACTCTTCAGCAATAATACCCTGTAGACGTTCACAGTACTTGTTAAAACGTAGCTCTTGAATAAATGCTGTGCCAACTTTACCGTCATTGATTGCCATGCTTCCGTCATCTGGACCAGTTGGCAAGTAGCTGCTTGGAATACGCAGAGCACGGAATAGTTTATTGGTAAAATAGCGTAGATCGTCAATTTCACCTAGATTAGTACCGCCCGGTAATGTGTCAACTTTTGATCCACGACCTTCTGCTGTCTGTGGAAAGAAGTAGTCTTCATTCATAGATAACGGGTTGTAACTTGCATCAACCATTGACTGTCCACCACCACTTTGACTTGGCACACGACGTTGCCAAATTTCATTCTTTACACGTTCTACAAATGCCATGGCCATGTGTGCTGGCATGTTACCCACATCAACATAGAACACACGACGTTCCGGAGCACGTTGTACACGATAGATAATGATCGCATCTTCCAGCAGTTCTTTCTGTTTGTAAACTTTAAAAACGCTTTCTAGTAGACTTGTGCCAAATGGATAGTTGTTATCCATACCTTCACTTAGACTCAAGTGGACCATGTGTTCCGCATCAATTGCGTATTCATTTTGTCCAGTGGTGAATCTAGTACCTGTTGCTGTTGGAATGTTACCAACCATACCACGACCCTGTGCGCCACCGTTAGAATAACCAGCTGTGCCACTTGGTGCATTATTGGATGTGCTTCTTGGAGTTGTTGCAACCAAATTGATGAAGTTGAAATTGATATCTCTTACAACATACTGCTCAGGTACCTTACCTTCACTTTCGTTTACAATAACCTTAACAACTTTAGCGGGATCAACATATAACCACTTCTGTGTTTCTGGATCACGGATAAAGAAACTGTCACCATACTTGAACACATTGCGCATGATGCGGAAAATGCGTGTTTCAAAATTTTGTAATTTAGTCCACTTTTGCAAGTAGTCTTTGATCAACTTGATTTCAGTAGTGGTTGCTTTTTGTTTGTAGAAAATCTTAAAAGGAGTGTTGTTGTCGTTGACAGTCTGTGTGCAGAATTCAGCTAGAATGTCCAGAGCAGCATTAACTTCACTGTCCATATCCATAGTGTCATATTGCATATAACGTTCAACACGATTCGGTGTACCTGCATACACATCGGGCAAATAACTGGAGTAATTTGTACGTGCTGGACCTGCACGACCGCCTGAACCTAGCGGGCTATAACTGCCTGCTGCGCTTCCTGCTGGTACAGGAGTGAAGTGCTTTTTCCATGACATAGTTGTTATTATTCCTTAGACTGCTTTATATGCATCTCTACTTAGACCGTTTGTAGCCCTTAACTGTTGCTCTGCAATCGATACTGCTCTTGCCTGCAACATTGTTAATTGTGCTAGACTAGTATTTAAGTTCGCAATGACTTCTGCCATAGGGTTTGTGGCCGCTGCTGTTTGAGTTTGGGCAGCTTTATCTTTTTCAGCTTGTGCTTTATCTTTGTCAGCTTTGTCTTTGGCTGCTTGATCAGCGGAAGCAACTTGAGTAGCGGGCTGTGTAGTAGCGGCCACTGCGGCCTGACCATTTGGCACTGTTCCGCCTGCTGTTGTTGGTTTTGCAGCGGCGGTTTGAGTTGTTTTATCTTTGTCTTTTTCTGCTGCTGTTGCAACTGCGGTACCCGGAGCAGTGGCTGCATCTCCACCTGCTTGATACAATGCCATTCTTTCTTGTTCAATACGTTTTGCAACTCCCGCCTGTACTGCTTCTGAACTGCTCTTAAATTTGGTCTTAACAGATGCTGCTTTGTAGTCTTGAATAGCGTCGATAATTTCTTTATCGGACATTTTTGCAGTGTCTTTACCTTTTAGAGCATCGGTAATAACACTAGTATTTGCACCGTATTGGTTAGCTGTTGACATAACAGCTTCTTGTACGCCTGAACCTTTTCCAGATAAATCAACACCTGCTTTTTGCAATTTTGCCATTTGAGGATCGTAGTGTGTTGTCTTGGCATGCGCTTGTTGTGCTTCGCCAAACCCTTTATCATCTTTGGCCAATGACTTCCACTGTTCGTCAAATTCTTTTGAACCTACTGCCATACCTTTAAACTTGTCAGCGTAGCCAGATTTTTGTAAGAACTTATCCACGTCACCTGTTTTACTTGACAACTGGAAAGCACCATAACTCTTACCTCCTGCATCACCATGTCCAGACGATACTGTTCCTGCATTTCCACCTGATTCGAATTGTGCTGCAACTCTACCAAGTCCTTGCATCTTAGTTGGAGGAACAGTAACACCGCCAGTAGTTGTAGTTGGAGATGGTGCTACTGGAGGTTGTTTAGATGGTTCTTCAAGACCTGCACGTTCACGCATGCCTTTAATGGCAGCAGCACGTGAACGTTCCATTGCATCTGCAGATGCTAGATCCTTTATAGAATTCTTTTTATTTGCTGCTGCTTCTGCATCATCTGCTTCGCGTTTTCTTCTTGCTGCTGCTTCTGCTTTTCCTGCATCTGCGGCTGTTTTGTAATTTGCTGTTGCAGCAGCAACTTCTTGTTTCTTAGCTGCTACATCAGCAGCAACGGCTTGTTCACGTGCTGCTACTTGGGCATTTGCAGCTTGATTATTTGCTTCCATTGATTTTTCATTATCTTCAGCAGCGGTTAACATTGCCTTGCCCATGTCTCCCAATTTTCCTAAACCGGGAATATTACCAAGCATACTAAAGAGACCGCCAAACATTTTATTAAACATCATCTTTACACCGTCTACCATGGCTTGCCCAAATTCTGTAGAAAATACTTTTCTTAATAAATTTGGAATAGAAGCAAACATATCTTTAAGCCCTTGAGACACTGGAATTATAGACATCAATGCATTAACAGCAGATTTTATAATGTTTACTAACCCGGTTAATCCTTCGACAACACCTTTAATAATTACCACTAATAAATCAATTGCACCACCGAGTATATCTTTAAGGAAACCGCCTACTTCTACAACAACATTCATTAATGCACCAAGGGTATCGCTAGTGCCGTCTACACTATCACTAACAATACCTAATGCTTTAAATAAATCCATAAACGGTGTTATTAATGTTTGCAATCCCTGGTATACTTTTTGTGCTACATGAGCAACTACTTCAAATGCTCCTCCTAATGTGATTCCCAATAGATCCATAATGTAACCAATAACCGGAGTTATTGTTTCTACAGAAATTCCCATATCGTCAAGTGCTTTACCAATACCTTGCAGTTTCTCAGCAAACTTTTCTAATCTAGGTGCAAGTGCTCCAAAGAATGCCTGTTGCACTGCTGCAAACAATTTTGTAATTGTTGCTTGGAAAGCATTAAATCCTTTGTCTAGTGCTGCTTGACGTTCTTGTTCTGCACGTTTTGCAGCCATTACTCGTTCAATATCGGCTTTGCTAGCGGTGTTAATATCAATACCTTGTTCAGATAATGACTTAGCCTGTGCTTCTAATCCTTCAATAAATTGACGCTGCGCAGGACTCAACTTAGTCTTGTTCTGCATCATGAATTGCCCTTGAGCAGATTGTAGATATTTTAATTGATCAGATGCTGCCTGTGCTTTTAAAGAATCCATTTGTGCAGATTTAGCTGCACGTTCTTCATCAGTTGTTGCAACTTGTGATGCAACATCACGCATTTGTTTAAATGTAGAAACTACTCCAGGCATCTGAGATTGAAACATTGCACTTGCTTCTGAACTAGGTGCAGCAGCTCCTGAGAAAACATCTGCCATTGCTTCTTGAGCACCTTGTCCCATGGTAGCGCCAACACTATTCATAATGTCTTTCATCGCTGCCTGCATCTGTGGAGACATTTTTGCAAAAGCAAAAGTCATTGCTCCTCCACCTTTAATCATGCCTTCACTGAATTTTCTTAATTCATCTTTAGACTTACCAGTTTGTTTTGCCAATAAATCTAAGTCTTTTTCGTAATCTAAACTTGCACTTGCTAGTTCGTTAGCACTGGCACCTCGAACTTTATCACCTTTTACAAGTTCAGTACTGAATTTCATTGCTGCTTTTCGTGCATCGCCTGCACTCATTCCAAGTTTCATAAATTGTTCATCTAATCCACTTGCACCAACTGCGTTACCAACGTCGGCTAATTTTTTAGCACCATCGGTAATTGTATCTCCTAGACCACCAATACTCTGTGCATTTTCTTTTAAAACACTTGCAAATTCTGATAAACTTAATCCCGACCGTGCTGCGGTCATTCGCATTTCCATCATAGAGTTATTAAAACTTGCACCGGTCTTTGATAACTCTCGTTGTGTCTGTTGCATCTCTTCTAATGCTGCAATCCCAGTAGCAACAGCACTGGCAAATTTGCCTAGAGGGCCCGGCAATGCATCTAATATACCAACAAATTGAGAAAGATTGGTATTGCCTGTAGAAATTAAGCCGCCCATCTGGCCTAAAGATTTTGCAACTGATCCTGCAGCACTTAGAGCTGCGCCTGATAATTTGCTTAACCCACCTGCTACAGCAGCAGCACCTTTACCTAATCCTTTACCAAATGTATCTAATGCATCATTTGCGTCTTTGGTATCAATTTCTGGGTTAGAGTTAGAGAGTTTTGAAGTAGTACCACCCGCTCTACTGTCTTTAGTAGTTTTTTCAAGTTTTTTAATCGCTTCTACTAATTCTCTCAGCGTGGATTCAGACGCAGCGTTATCCAACGTTGAGCCGTCTAATTGCCCGCCTAGAATTTCTACTTTTGAAGCCATATTATTCTTTCCAGATTAAAAGTTGTGGTAATCTGCGCATATAAATACTGTGACAAATCCCGACATAGTGTATTTATGGAGATAAAAATGGATCAATTCCAAAAGAGTAATAACCCGTTATCAGCATTTTTTAGACAACCTAAAATCTTTATTGGCCTGCCAAGTAAAGGTAGATTCTATCCCGAAGGTGCATTAGAAAAAACCGAAAACGGAGAGTACCCTGTTTATGCAATGACTGCCAAAGACGAGTTGTTGTTTAAAACTCCGGATGCATTGATGAACGGGTCAGCAACTGTTGAAGTAGTTAAGAGTTGTATTCCTGCAATTAAAGACCCATGGAAAATGCCCAGTATTGATTTAGATGCTGTGTTGATTGCCATTCGACTTGCTACATATGGTCCAGAAATGGATGTCGAAACCACATGTCCATCATGCGGCGAAAAAGAAGATAAAGCTGCTGATCTACGACAGCTACTCGATAATCTACGTGACTTGGAGTTTACTGAAAGAATTGATATTGGAACTGACATGGTTATCTATATTAAACCAATGGCCTATTCTGAAATTTCTAAAGCCAGTATTAAGACCATGGAACAACAGCGTATCTTTAGTATTGTTAACGATGATACAATTTCTGAAGAAGATAAAGTTAAATTATTTCAAATTAGCTTTGTTAAATTAACAGATATTACCATCGAAGTGGTTGCTGAGTGCATTAGTAAAATTGAAACTAATAACGGGTCAACTGACAATCCGGAATTTATTAAAGAATTTTTAGCAAATACTGATAGAAAGATTTTTGATACTGTCAACGAACATGTTAAATCTATGCAGGTTAAAAGCAAGATGAAAGCACTTGATACTACCTGCGGCTCATGCGAGCATCCTTACAAACTAGAAATTAGTTTTGATCAATCGGATTTTTTCGGCAACGGCTCCTGAGACTAACCATACCTGAAATTATTCAGGTTTCAGAAGCCATGGAAAAAGAGTTGGCGCGGATTAAAGAAGATTGTTTACGAATAGTATGGTACATGCGCGGTGGCATTAGCTATTCTGAATCTATGATGTTAACTCCCGATGACAGGATTATCATCGGTGAAATTATTAAGGACAATCTTGAGACTACTAAAAAGTCCGGATTGCCTTTCTTCTAATTACTTGGTAAAAATACTAGAATTTTTGTAGTTTGCTGCTCGTTCTTCAGCTATCTTTTTCTTGTGTTTAGCAATGTTTGCCGCCAACATTTCACTTAGATTATTTCCAGTATTAATTTTACTAGCCTTAATCTGCTGAATCTTAGGCGATCCGTCTGGATTAGCACCAACAATACGCTGACTGCTGGCATCTTTAGTGTACTGATTAAAACCACTAGCCGCAGTTCCTGCAGTTTTGCCTGCTGCTCGTTGGCCTTTTAATTTTGCTACCATAGCAGCTTGCTGTGCTGCTGTTAATTTGCCGCCAGTAGGTTGTCCGGTAGGTGGAGGAGTAGTTGCAGCAGGCGCCGCTGTACTACCTGCTGCTGGTTCTTTAGTCAATTGGTTTGCCATATTTCCAAATGCTGCTGCACCTGGATTGTTAGGTTCTGCTGCTGTAGGTGCTGCAGGATTTGATGCATTTGCTGCCATTTGATCTTGTGCAGCTTGGCCAGCGGCTGCTTGTTTAGCTGCTCTAATTTGATCAGGTGTTTGTTCCGGAGCCTTTGGTGCAACGGGATTTGCTGCCATTTGATCTTGTGCAGCTTTTGCTGCTACAGCTTGTTTGTCAGTACGTGTTTGTGCTGCATCTTTTGCAGTATCAGATGCTGCCTGAGGAGCAGCGGCCGGTGTTGGTGCTGCCTGAGTAGATGCAGCAGGTGGTTGTGCCGGTTGAGTAGTAGCGGCTGGTTGAGGTTCATTTTGTTTCAATGCAGCAGTTACCGCTGGAACTGCACCCGGTGCTAGTTCTCCAACTAGTTTTAGAATTTGATTAACTTTTAATGTTGAATCTGCATTATCTGCAGGGGCAGCAGTTCCGGCAGTTGCTGTAGCAGGTTGTTTTGCTTTATAACCTCCAACTGCTGCACGACCTGCAGCAAATCCTTGTTTAGCAGCATCTACAGCGCCAACAGCAGCGCCACCTACAGCGCCAACACCTCTAGACACTGCTCCAAGACCTTTAGCAAGACCACCTGCTACATCGAGTTCGTCAAGTTGTTGTTCAGTTACAATATCAGATAATTTCATTTTAAGTCATTCCTAGGCAAATAGTTAAGCCGTAATTACGTTTTATAGTTTATTTATTATTATTAATGAGCTGAAGCTCATTATCGTTATCGCTATCGCTCAACGATATATGTCTTCGACAAAGAAATTATATAGAACATTTAATGCGAAGCATTTT